AAACAATGGTTTGAACGTTACTGAATTAAAAATTACATTATCACTAATCATTTTATAATCTTGTAATGTTGCATAAGCAATTGATAGTTCGTCAATTGTTGGTTCTATTGGTTTAGTTACTGTGGCTGTTGTGTCTTTAATCCAATTTTGATATTGTGTATAATATGAACTAGTTACTAGATATAGATCAATAATATTTGTAATCGCCGGATCTATTCTCTTGCTGTTACTTGAGTTATGTTTGTATTGGAAGTATAAATCCTGTCTTCCAGTATTAACCCGATAGTCTGTGTTTTCAGCTAGAGTATATGTTGTGCCAACAACTGTTAGTTTATAAAACTTTTTGTCTGTTGTTGCGTAAAATATTTGTCCATCTAAAAATTCTGTTTTTATTAATTCAATAGCTGACAACGTTGCGTACAAGGCATTAACTGTTCCTGTTGCTATTGGAATATATCTTTCTAAATTATCAAAATCAGTAGTTCGTTGTAAGAAAGTAAGTTTAGTAGTTGCGTTAGTGCCAGGAGCCACAACGTCATTAAACACGTCTGGGTTATCAGCAATACCATCACTGTCAGAGTCTGCATAACTTACTAATACTTTAAAATTATCTATAAATCCATCAGTTTCTGTTTCTTGTCCAATAATGTCTAATCTTACATCTCCTGCTAATGCTGTGTTACTGTCTGGTTGACTGTTTGTTTTAAGTATGTTCACAAAGTCGTTGACTGTTCGTCCTGTTTTAGGATCGTATATTGAATCGTTAGAATCATATATAAATCTATTTTCAGTTACTGAAGCAAAATAATAATTTAAAGTTCTATACTTGACTGTGTATGTTGTTCCGTCTGTTGTAAACTGCACTAACCAACTAGCATCTTGCTTTAATCTAGTTGTAGCTTGAGCATAGTCAGTTGAAAACTCAGCATCCTGATTTAAATTGTCAGTTGATATAATGTACCATGACCCTGTTGTATTATCGTATCCAAGACCAAAGTCTCTAAATAATTCAATTTGTTCAATCATTAACTTTTCAGTAGCTGATGGTATGTCTGTTACAAATTTTGGAATTACCTCTGTTGGAATAGCACCTGTTGGAATAAAGTCGTTCATTACAACTGGTCCGCTACCATCAGCAAGATTTCCTTCACCAAAGTTTGTGCCGTCAAGTGTTAAACTAGAAACAGTTGCCCAGATTACTAATTTTTCATCTGCTCCTGTTGGTGTACCTACTTTTAATCTATTGTTAGCATCAAAGAAATATCCGCTTGGTGGTACTAGTTTAACTAGTCCGCCTTGGTCAATATATTCAGTATTACTAGTACTGATTGGCCCAACTGCTACTGGATTACCTAAAGAATTTTTAAAGTATCCTGAACTTGAATTAGTTGATGTTGTACTTTGTTGCCAAACGATATCTGTATCTGCATAACTTGGTCTATTAAATTTATCGTTATAAAAATGCACCATTGGTCTAGAAGCAAGTGTTGATTCAAGTTGATTATTAATTACTGACGCAATGTCGTTGGTATCAACAAAAGTAAATGTGAAGTTAGGAGAAGTATAATCTCTATAGAACATACCATCACTAGCAAAAGCATTAGTCGAAGAATATTTTCCAGTTGGATCTAATAAATCAATTTGTCTATTAATACCAATACTAGAACGTCCAAGTGCCTTAGACTTTAATATGCTTGTAAACTGTGTGTATGGAAAATTGTTATAGTCTTCACCATTGACCATTCTATTCTGTGTGTAGAATCTTGCAGGAGCACGAGTTTTAATATCATCAATTGTGTCTCTTTGTTTAGCGTTTGTTACTGGTTGTTGTAATCCTAATACAAAACTTGCTGTTTCATTACGACCGTTACGGCTAATGTAAGGTATTGATATTGTAATATTTTGTAATTCATTAGGATTAATTATATAATCAAACCCGTTTGATTGTCGAACATATGTTCTAAATGTTCCAACTGGTACTTTAGCAAAGACACCGTCTCCAAATCTAAGTTCAACCTGATCGTTAGTACCTGAGGTCACTGAATATACTGTTCGTTGTTGCTCATCTGTGATTGGAGTTGCACCTACGCCGTAGATACTATCTACTTTATCCCATTCTGTTAGTGTGTTGGTATTAGTAACTTCATACACCCACACATCATTTTGGTTAATTCCTTCAAGGTTAACGTTAACTGTTCTATTAGATATTCTCTCTGTTAAATTAAAATCTTGACTTACTAATTCGCCTTGTTTAAAGTAAAAGAAAAATCCTGTGTTTGCTGATCCAAATCCTAACTTATCATTTTTATACAACATACTCATAGGGCTATTTGGCTGAGGAGACGGTTCATAGACGTATGTTTTATCAGCACTTGTAGCTGAACAAACTTCAAACGACATATTTACGCCATCTACTGTTCCGTCAAAAGGAACAACTGGTAAAAAGCCTTCAACTACATTTAGTTGATATTCGTCTGTGGTAGTACCTAATATAACTTGGCTATTTGCAGGGCGACCAAAACGTTGACTGTCAGTTAATGTTGCATTTATTACAGCAGTCATTTGTTCATACCAATCTTGGTTTGTTGAATCATTCCAGTTGATTCTTATTCCAGACAGATTAAATCCGTTGACATCTGTTACGGACTCAGTTGTTGATACTCCTAGTACTTTTAAGAATCCAGTTGCTGATTCATTACGCTTTGGACTATATCCAACCAAGTTTCCTAATTTAACAACTGAATCTCTTCGTTCTGCTGTATCAATGAAGTTTTCTCTGGTATTTAGATCATTTCTAAATGCTAGCCCTTGGCCCATAAATGCCATCAGGTCTAATAGTGCTATAAACTCACTTGATTCAGTATAGTCATTAAATGTTTCTGGATAATGTAATCTTAGATAATCTACGAAGCTTTTTCGTAGCGTTTCGAAGTCGTAACTTTGAAAATCAGCTTCACGGAAAGTCTTATACAGTCTTTTCCAATCCTCTGCTCCAAATATTGCTGTTTGTCTTGTAGTCTTAGCCATAGTAATCTCGTTGTTATCTAGTATTTATCACTTTAGATAACTGCGTATATTATTATACTAAGTTTGCGTTTTGTGTTTCTTGATCGAAGAACAAGCTTAATCTTTGCTGTTCTGTTGTTGGTAATACTGTGACAAAAAGTTCTACTAACACACCATTTTGTTGTGGATACACCTGTAAGTCATCTACTTTAACTCTAGGATCTTGCTCTACTGTTCTACGCATTTCATATTCTAAATCTTTCATAGTTGAATCAGTTTGAGGTTCAAATATTAAGCCCCATACATTAGTTCCATAACTTGGATTACCTAATTTTTCACCTTGTTTAATCATAAGGCTATTCAGCACATCACGTTTAACTAGTTCGTAGTCAACTAGTCTAAACTTTTTGCTATTGTCAATTGTAGAATATCCGTAGTAGGTTGCCATGTTATTATTTATCGACTTAATATTTAGGTTTTGGTACCTTATTGTTACTAATCAGTGCATTACCCGCTTCTACTACTCCTGCTCTATCAGTTGTACCGGCATATCCTCCTGGGCTACCAAATCCACTAAGATCAGGTGTAATCTTTTCATTTACAAAACCTACAGCATACTGTCCATTTCTCACTGACTGTTTAATACCGTTTGCGTTTTCTGTTGAGAGATCTTCATTTTTAGCCCATTTGACAGTATTATCTACACCATATAAAACTGATGCGTTTAGTAGTCCACCTAGATCGTCTGCAGGTTCTGTTCCTTTAACTACTCCATTTGCTCTAAGTTGACTGATGTTTGTAGTATATACATCTTGGACCGCATCTTGTTGTAACACTGGATCTTTAAGGAAAGAATTTAAGTCTGTGGCTCCATTTTTGTTTGTCCACACTGTTGAACTTGCTAGAGTTCTTTCAAGTTGTGTTGTGGTATTTCCAAAACTATCTGTGCTAGTACTTGATGGGTCACTTAAAAATCTATCAACTGTGCCTGGCATTAAATATCCAGCAGATTCCAACTGTTCAGCATCTAGTCCAAACTGTCCTAGTCCTTTATCAACACTAAATTCATTGTATCGTTGTGCTGTGTCTTTACCAAGTTGTCCCATAATACCTGTAACTTGATCACTGTTTAATGTTTCAATACTCTTTGTTGCTTTTTCCATTGCTGTATAATCTTCAAGAGCAATGCCATCAGGTACAAACCCTGATACTTGATTAAATGCTGTTTGCGTTGCTGTTGGTAGTGAAGTTTCTTGTTGTCCACCAAACGTTACAGA